TCGCGCCACTCGCCCGGCATGATCGGCTCGCCGTCGCCCTTGACGCGCATGCCCCTGGTCTTGAGGCCGCCCGACAGATTGGAGAGCGTGCCCGCGTCCACGAGCTGGCGCAGGATGGAGGTGCAGCCCTTGCCCATGCCGCCGATCAGGTGGAGCAGGCCCAGGCCGTACGCCCCCTTCCAGGGCACGTATCGATAGTGGGCGAAGTACTCGATCTTGCGCCGGTCAGGGTCCTGCTCGCGCCAGTTGCGGCGGATGGCCAGGATCTGGTTGCTCGACTGGTCGATGGTGACGATATAGGGCAGGGGCTCGTCGCCGTCGCTCAGGTCGTCAAATTGCAGATCGCAATGAACCTCGCGCAGGGTGAGCAGCTCGTTGAGCGAGTAGGAGGGCCGCATGCCCGCGAGCCGCGAGACTTTCTCCTCGGTGCGGCTCAATTCGACCGGCGCTTCGGAGAGCGAGATGTCGCGGTAGAAGCCGCGCCCCTGCAGGCGCAGGACATCGGCATAGGACTGCTTGAGCAGGTGGGTGTAGCGCGGGCAGCTCTGCAGGTTGGGGAAGCCGTAGGGCTGGATGAAGTCGCTGGCCGCCACGAACTGCGCCACGGGCCGTTTCAGCAGCGGATCGAAGTAGACCTTGCGGAAGGCGCTGCCATCGACCGCGAGCGCGAACAGAAGCTGCTCTGTCTCGTCGCGGTATTCGGGCATCTTCTCCACGATCCAGTGGTTGAGGTCATCGGCCACGCGCTTGGCCTGCGCCAGCCGCAGGTGATCGGCCTCGCCGATAATCTTGGCGTGCGCCGGGCCCTCGCTGGGGAACAGCTTGGTGATCGACTTCGACTGGAAGCGGACGGCGGCCTCCAGGATCATGGGATGCACCACGCTGCACGCGCCCGGCCAGGGGATGGTGCGCTCGGTGACCTTGATGCCCAGCAGGTCGAGGCCTTCGACCAGCGCGCTCTCCCACTCCTTGCGCGAGGTCAGGTCGTCATCGACCGCCTGCCGCAGGTCGCTCGCCACCGCCTGCAGCGTCTGCTCGGGCAGGTAGTCCGCCAGATTCTCGTCGTGGCCGAGGCTCAGCCCCTCGGACTCCTCGTCGCCGTAGCGGACTTCCACGCCGCCATCGGGCAGGTACACGACCCGGCCCTGCGAGGGCACGGGCAACAGCGCGTCCGCCGGGGCATGGCTTTCGTCGCTGAAACTGCGCAGGGCCGGATCGATCATGGGTGCGCCTTAGAGGTTCTTCAACTGCGCCGGGTACTGTGTGTTGCCCTCGGCCTCGAATTGCCGCTCGATGCCCTCGATGTCTTTGCGGCAGGCGGCTTCCGCGCCCTTGCCGTTGGTGGGCTGCATCGACCAGAAGTTGGCCTCGCCGCCGCAGTTGGCGGCAGCGCCGGATGGAAAGACCAGCCACGGCACCAGCTTGTTGAACAGGACCGCGCCCGCCACCGCGAAGGGATCGGCCAGCACCACCCGAGGATCGAGGTCCGCCAGGATCTCGGCCATCTGCTCGGCGCTCTCCTCAGAGAGGCATAACTTGGGATTGACGTGAGTGTTCTCGCCGGTCATGGTGAACGTCTGGAAGACGTCTTCCATGTAATCCGGCACAAAGGTTTCTGCAGTGATTTTTTCGCTCACTAACACCTCGCTTTCTAAGATTGAATGACGGGCGCGTCTTACCGGCCTTCCCCCTAGATCGCCGAAGTTCCCCCGAACTATGAGTACCCCGAAGGAAACCCGATTCGCCGCGCCCGCCGCCCACTTACACATAGCGGAAACTACTTACCCCGCTATGCTCCCGCAGCGCCATAAACGCCTAAAGGATCTGAAGCTCCGAAGCTATACCTTTCCCTCGCCTTGTATCGCACATTGCCAGTATCAAAATCTCCGTCGTTGTCCGTTTTTAGCGGGACGCGGACGAAGTGTTTCAGGCCGTTGGGGATGTCGGTGATGATCCACCACGCATCGGGATCGGTGATGTAGTGGTTCACGAAATACCCGTCAGGGATGGTGCCGTTGGTGTAGATCGCGTTGACGTCGTTATCGGCGGTGCCGGGACGATACTGCGACCGCAGGGTGCGGGTGGCGGTGAAGACCAGACCGGCGGGAATGATCAGCTTCCTCGGCTTGGCCGCGACCAGCAGGCCGCGATCATCCACCCACTGGCTGATGGTCGTGGCCGCGTTCTCCAGCGACGTCTCATTCAGGTCGCTCGGGGTGGCGGGCGTATTCGCGTTGACCGTACCGGCGGCCACCAGCGGGTGGTCGATGGCGCAGAGACTCTTGCCGTCGCCCATCGGATAGAGCGGATCAAAAGAGTGGTTCAGCACGGCGGCTGCTTTGGTTTGTTTTGTGTGAGCCATCGAGCGCGCCAGGGCCTTGGTGTAGCGCGCGCTGAGTGAGTCGTAGAGGTTGTCCTCGACCGCCTCCTCAGTGATCGCAAAACCCAGCACGATTGTCTCGTGGGTATAGTGGGCGACGTAGGATTCCTGCGCCTCGTCGTAAGTCAGCGCCTCGCCTTCATTCTTGACCGGCGCTGCGCCGAAGCCGGTGATTTTCACCTCTTCCTCAAAACTGCGTTCTGAGTTCTCGACGGCGAAAATTTCCTTGTGCTCTTCCTGGTAGCGCTTGTATTCCACCCCGAACAGAGCATTCAAGCCGGGGATCAGTTCTTTCAGTAGTTGTGCTCTTGAGATCGCCATGACTTATGCTCCTTATTGCCCCAGCGGGTTCTTGGTACGGTGGACGCCGATGTTCCACTGCACCAACAGATCGGTGAATGCGTCTCCCGGCGTCGAGCCCGGCATATCCAGGAAACCCACGATGCGCAGCGCGATGCCGGTGGTGGCCGCCGCCGCGCCCGCCGCGAAGGTGCTATCCCCGGTAGCCACGTTGCCCGCACCCACGACCAGCGCGGCATTGAGGCCGATGGCCGTGGCCGCGACCGAACCCGAGGACTGGACCTTCATGATCAAATCGGGGTTATCGGCGATCTTGCATTTGACGCTCTTGGCCCCGCCCGTGATCAGGTTGGCGGGGAGCATCTGCGAATTCACAAACCCGCGCACCGGGTCCTGGTATTCGCAGCCCATGAAAATTCCGATAGGTGAGTTGGCGCTCAGGGTGACGGTGGGAGATGCCGCAACTGCGACAATCTGGCCACCGACAAGCCCGACCGGGTCACCGAAGAAGATAGCGGTGGCTGAGTTGGTGAGCAGCGGGTAAGAACGGGTCGCCCCTGCAAAGGGCAAGCCTCCTTGCAACTGCACCGGCCTCAACCCGTAGGGACTGGCAATCAATGCCATAAGTTAGTCTCTCCGTTAGAAGTGCCTTGTAAGTTGTCGCGCACGCCCACACGGGGGCGCGCGAGCCCGAAGGCGCGAACCGGATTGTCCCTTGCAGGATCGTGAAGCGGTGCAGTGTTACTTCACGCCTGTAGGTGGTGCGTTTCCCGCCGAGGGGTCATGCCGAGCCTCGGGGCCGAAACGGGTTCGCGGATTCTTGCTTTCCCTGAACATGGTGCGCAGCCGTGGGTCCTGCTCTGCGAGTAACTGACTATCCACCGCATTCATTTGCGCCACGGTTTGGTCGCGGTAGTAAGTCTTGCGCGCCCGAGTAACCTCCTCGGACGTTTGGCACAACAGCAGACCGCCGACCTCGATGCTATCGGGGAAGCGACTGTCCCTGTCGGAGAGAAGTTGCAGCTCGGGGTGCTCGCTCGCTTTCACGGGCACGTACCCCTCGCGGAGTCTACGCGAAACATTGGTGCCATCGGACTGGCCGCCAGCCGAGGTTCTGATCCAGCGGAATTTTACCCCTGGCCGCTGCATCGGTTCCGGCAGCGAGTTGGCGGGACGCCAGGGCGTGGGGCGCGCTTCCGCCGCGCGGGTTTCCAGTTCTCTCGGGGTCCGGTCAGCCATTGCGGCTCTCCTCCAGCAAAAGCTGGGCGGCGTACTGCTCGGTGGTCAGGCCCAACCGATGCGCCAGCCGCACCTGCGACTCGTTTAACCGGACAGTGCGGGTGCGGCCAGCGTTCGCAGTTCCGGCGCTGCGAGTGCCGCCCGCCACTGCTAACGGGCGGGTATTGCGAGGCTCGTCGTCAGGGTCGTGGCCGTTGGATGACGACCCGTTGCCGTTGCCGCCGAACTTCGCAAGCTCTTCATCAATCGTTTTCCAGTACTCGTCAGGCCGGTCGCGGGGCGTGATGCCGCGCGCCGCCAGCTCGTTGTGGACGCCGAGCGCGTAGCCGGTGCGCCGCTCGTGGCCGGGCTTCTGCCACCACGGGTTGCGGGCGAACCACTGCTTGGTGCGCTCATCGGGTTCCGGCTGCGCCTGGGCCTGCGGCTGCCGTACGGCGGGCTCCTCGGTTTCGACAGTGCCGGGATCTTCCTTGAGCAGGTTCAGCCGCTCGCGTTCCGCCACGGCGCGCGCCATCTTTTCGTTACTGGTCAGGAAGTCATCGATCTGGCCCTGCTCGTGGGCCACCTTGGCGTCCTGCTTGGCGCGCTGGATCTCGGCATCGGTGCGCGAGATCGCCTGATGGATCACCGCCTGCTCGCCGCGCTGCACGTTGCGCTTGAGTTCGTTGTTTTCCTTGAACAGCCGCTGCGCCACCTCGCTCGCGGTTGAGGAATCGCGCTGCGCCTGTTCCTTGAGGCGGCGCTCCTCGTGATAGGCGAAGCGCAGTTTTTTGATGCGGTCCTGCACGTCGCGGCCATAGTTCTTCAGCTCGTCGTCACGTACGTCGAGCGACCGCGTGTCGCCGCTCTTGAGGCGCGGCTTTTCCTCTTCGGAGACGACTTCGATCTCGATGCCGCCGTCGTCCTTCTCGATGATCACGTCTTCTTCGGGCATAGCTTATACCGCTCGCGTCACCAGCTCGGGGCGGTGAACCACCGCCTCGACGGTGTCGTCGTTGATCAGCCGATATTCCACGCCATCGACCTTGAAGCGCGTGCCGGAATATTCGCGCATCAGGACGATGTCGCCTACTTCGCACCAGGGCTCGCCGGGGAATTTCTCCCGATCCCGGTAGGCCGTGTCGCCCATCGCCAGCACCTCGCCCATCTGTGTCGCGGCTTCCAGCGCCGCGCGCGCCGCGCCCGGCATCACGATCCCGCCCCTGGTCATTTCCCCCAGCTCGCGCAGCCGGATCAGCAGCCGGTAGCCGGTGGGCTGAATTACGTCAAGTACTGAAGGTGTCGCGACCGCGCTCATACTTCTTCTTCATCTTCCTTGCGGAGTCTGGCGAGCGTTTGCCGCGCTAACTCCAATCCATGAATTTCGCCCACCAGTCTACAGTATTGCGGGTAATCAGTGGGGTTGCCATGTGACAACGATACTACCCTCACCTGTAACAACTCGTCAAGTTCCTTCCCGAGCGAGTAACCAAGACTAGACATAAGTCAACTAAGTCAACTAACTCAACTATTCAAAACATCCAATAACTTCGCAATGCCGCCCTTCTTCATCGGTTTCGCCTGCTGCCCGTGGCCGTAGGCCTGGGCGCGGATCGCCTTGCGCAGCCGGTCCAGGCGGCGCGCCCCCGCGTTGGTGGAGCCGTCGCCCAGCGCGGCCACCGTGGGCGCGTCGATCACGTACTCGCCGTCGCTCAACAGCACCTTGCGCCCGCTCGGCGTGGCGGCCTCGATCTCGTCGCTCTGCCCTGAGCCTGGGCCGCGCAACAGGCCCCCCACCTGCATCCCGGCGGGCGCGGAACTCTGACCGGCCAGATCCTCCTCGTCGCTCCCTTCCAGCTCATCCGGCTCTTCCCCTTCCTCCTCCTCGGGCTGGCCCGCCACCATCTGCTTCAATTCCTCGAAGTCCTTCTCGCCGAAGGCGTCGATGAAGGCCTGGATCGCCTCCTCGGGGTTGGGGCTCTCGCCGCGCAGCGCGGCCATCGCCTCGACCACCACCTCCTTCAGACCGGCGTCGTGCGGCGACAGGCCGCTCTCGGGGGAGCGCAGGTCCATCGGATCGGGCATGTCCACCTCGCCGCCCTCATCGAAGCCCTTGGCGCGGCCAAAGCGGCGCAGGCCGGGCGCGCGCTGCGCCGGATACTGGTGGGGCGTGCGGCGCGCCGGGTTGAAGCTCTTGGCGAGGCCGCCCGGCTTGGGCCCGCCGGGGCCGGG